AACTACTCCACTACGTCCCAAGATATTCCCGTTCCCCGGGTCTTTCGACCCAATAGTCGGAATAGACCTATGTCTCTCATACTCAAGTACATAGCAGTTATTATTAACATCAATAGCAACAACCATAATAACGCTAAAGTCAGCATGCTTTGTATCAATATCTGTGGCAGGATCACAACCGATGAAAATATTAACTGGTACTTCTTGGGTATCAAGACCACTATCAATAACTATATAATTAATATCGTCTTCGTTTTTATAATAACCTTCCCAATATCTTATATGTTTTCTTGTCCATACAGCATCTTCTTCACTCATCACTTCCATCATATACTCTTGATAGAACTTCTGAGGCTGACCAGAGTCAGCGTAAAACTTTTTCTTCTCTTTTAGCTTTTCACTGGGAAAGAATGATGCCCAGAGAGGCGTTCCATCTGGTTGCAATGCTTTATATGTAATTACATCCCAGGCAAATTCCTTCCCACCTTTAATAGCCTTCGCATGCTGAGTAAGCAAATTGTTAATAAAGGAATCATAATGTACGGGAGTGCCATTAACACGGAGCCTACCAGTATGAGGCTCGAGAGCAGGATAAACAACGGCAGTGACAAGATTCGCATTTTTATCACGTGCTTCCCTCGTAATTGTATTCGCTTCATGTTCAAAATCATCTAATACTATCAAGTCATATCTCTTATGAAGTTTCGCTCCCCCACGAATACCAGCAACATTAGACTTGCTTATAAGTTTACAACCATTTTTAAGTTCTATATCTTCTTCTGTCCACTTATTCCCTCTTGTGGCTCCAAAATAGTACTTTATTCTGTCATTATAATCAAGGTGATGTTTAATATAATCCATATTTCCTACCGAAAGCTTTTGAGTAGCAGATACCCAAGCATAAAATAGAAAGTCGTCTTTAGGACAAAACAGAAAATCTTTTAATATAGAAGCCTTAGTCAATACAGTCTTTCCATGACCCCTTGGGATAATAATAGCCGTCTGCTTAACCTCTTTATTATCTATAGTATCAGCTATCTCATAATGAAAGAAAGGAGTCTCACTACGGTTAAAGTCTTCAGGAAGAAATAGTTTACCAAACGATATCAAGTCTCTACTAGCTAACTTCAATGCTGTTTCAGCATCTGTCATAGATTGACTATTTATGTTCATTATTTATATCTCTTATCTCAAATTCACTTATCAATTTAGACTCATTCGCACCTTTAGTAAAAGTTACAACAGAATCCACACAACCTTGAATATATGATTTCGCTTCTATTGTTGTATCAAAAGCTCTCATTAACGCATCAGTTCCATCTACCTTCATCTTTTTCCAAAATACTAAATATCTTCCTCCGTAAGGCATCATCTTTTCCTGCCTCCTTGTCCTATGTATTGCCTATACTTCTTTTTAGTCCCTCGACCTGAACCCTGACTTGTCTTTTTAATCTTTCGTCTCCTTTTTTTATTTAATATTGTATCTCCATTGCTCTGATACAAACTCACTTTGCTACGCTCCTCATCTGTGTTTTATAATCACCAATATTTCTTTTACCTCTTATGTAAGGAGTTTCACACTTCTCACATCTATAAACTGGAAACTTATTAGCAGAAGTGAAATAAACAGAGTTCGTTTCCTCCAAATGTTTACTTCCACACGTAGGACATATATCATCTTCCATCAGTACTCCAAGATTAGGATGGTTACGAATATAAGGTCTTATCTTTAGATATAAATCTTCTAGTCCCATTACATCGTGCCTATTATACTCAACCATTTCTTCTAATTTTTCTGGAACACCAGCTTCACAATCTACCCATAATTGGAAATCAGTTTGAATCTTGTTCTCAAGTTGAAAATATTTTGTTAAGAAATCTTGTTTATATGAAGGTGCGAAGAACTCTCTCCTTGCAATCTTTAAAGTATCAATAATCTTAAAAGGACTTGGAGGTGCCATCCCATGTGAAATGAATCGCCAACGGAGTTTTCTTAAGTCGAACCTATCTCCGTTATGACCAACAACTATATCAGCTTCATCCAATAACTTCCATATAGATTGTAATATTCTATTGTCATCTCTGTTTTTAGATTCTTCTGGGGTTACAACATCCGACTGTACATGATCATCGTATAACCATTTAGCAGCCCAGCTAATTATATATTGATGTTCTGTTATTTGATAATGCTGAATGTATTGCTTATAAGTTCCCCACCCAACAAAGTGATAAAAACTTGTTTCTACATCAAACAACAATATCTTAGGAAGTTCACTTTCTTCATACTCAACAGGCTTTTGAAAGTATTTCCCACATGAATAACACTCATACCTCTGTTGATCCCTCCTAATACCTTTCTTTCTACCATATGTGCTCACGCAATAAGGGCAGCAAACCATATCATTCTCCTTCTTTTATATTGTTTTCTTCCAACACTTTCGGCCTCTCAGCAGCTTCTAATTGATCTGGTTCAAAACCACTGAACAAACCTATGATACCTTGTTCTCTCTGTTTTATAGTAGTAACACCTATTGTGCCTATAGCTTTTCCTAACTCTTTAGTAGCATTCAATACAATATGATCCTCAGGAGAACTGTCTGCTAGACATTTGAACTTCTCGAGCACATACTCATGGTCAATCCCCATTTTTTTTGCTACATCAACTACTGACTTCTCTACTTCTTTCATAACTCTCTCCTGACTTAAAAGGATTGCCGCTTTCTTTTGAGCTTTGTACGAACTATTCTCACTAAACGCATCCATGTAGCTTTTAACCGCCCCAAGACCAACTGCAATATTAGTCGCAAATATTTTTTCTTTTTTTGTTGGTATCTTCCGTTTATAAACCTGTTTTCTTGTATCTTTAATGGATTTTGAGAACGTGTACCTATTTTTGTGTTCGGAAAAACTAGTGTCCATATACGTCTTAGGAAGACATAGAAACGAACCAACAACAGTGCGAACATAATTTTTACAATATTTGTAGTTTCTTCTGTCATTAGGATGTCTGATAGGTAATGATTTGAGTATTTGGACAATACAACCGTCGTCGCTCCAAACCCATTCACCTTCTTTAGATTCACGCCAATCTTTTAGAGGCGTCTTATTTGGATGGTCATTATAAAAATCACTTATATGTTCATACACGTAATGCTTAACTCCCTTTATTTTTTGATACTTCATAATATCTAATTAGGCATTAATACACCATCATAAGTTGACAGCTCTTTTATTTGCAAAGCTAAATTATCAATTAAATCTTGTACTGGCAATGGTATATAATATACAACTTCGTCTATCTCTATAGGAATCGTACCTTTGCTAGGGCTATTTGATATCTGCTTCAAAGCTTTCTCAATATCCTCACTGCTAAGGTCGGTTAATGCGTCTATGACATCTACCATGATAACGAATATTAATATAAAAAAAGATACGGGTCAAGTCATTTGCCCCCCTCCTGGCACCTCCCCCCCAATCTTAAAGCCTTATGCTCTACTATAAAGCCCATAAGCCCATATATAATATAGTGTAATATATATAGTACAGTATATATAGTACATTAGAATTTATGACATAAAATACAAAATGACCAAGTGAATCTTACAAAAATTATAGGATTTTGATGTATAGCCATATTTGACTTCAATACCAAAAAGATGGATTATGGAAATTCGTCTTTTAGTTGGATTTCATTCCAATGCTTAACAAATCATAGTAAAGGAGAAAAAATTATGATTGAAGTAACAACCTTACTTGACCCTGCGATGATGGAAGCTATTCTATCTGTTGTAATGATGGGTGGTATGATTATCATGCATGACTTCGGTGATGGCGACCGTGTAACAGATGTATTTGTAGCATCACTTAAAGATGGTACTTACTCAGTTAAATGGAGCACCTCATCTAAAAGCTTTATCCCTATGGATGAAGCCACTCTTAAATCTAAGTCCCTCGAAGCCCAAAAGCTGGTCGTAATGAATGATGATGCCACCTTTACCCGGGCTGACATCTTCACATTCAGTGATGAAGAACTGGGTCTTAATGTTGAAGAAGTTGAAGAAGTGGAGGAGGGTCTTGAACCCGCTCCTGCTTAACAGTCACGGTTGATTGAACATTCCCTTGGTTCCCTGCCTTTATTGGTGGGGAATTGAGGGATCATTTACTTATAGATAACCTATCTTGTATAACATATATAGAATAGGTAACTTGGTCATCAACATAACAATGGAGGATATGATGATATTAGACAGTTTAGTATTACTATTCGTATTGACAGCTATTGTAGGTCCTGTAGCAAT